AGACCATACGCAACATAAATCTCAACAACGAAGATATTTCCAACACCGGGAACAGCATGAGCCCTGTTCCGGGTCCGCCAAAGCCTGTTAGTGAGATGCTTGCTGATTCGCCGCAGGGTGAAATCAACAGGGCCGCTGCTCAAGAATTACAAAACATGCAGCAGGGCAAGCCACACTACAGGATGCCGGAGGCAACCAGAGTATTTCTGCGTAACCAGAACAGAATTTCTGCTAGATCGCAGGAACTTGTACGTGTTGCAGAGCGGGCAAACATTGTTCCCAAGACCAATGAGATGTCCACTGAGGAGTATATTGCCTCTGTTAATCAAAATGTAAGCATCGAATCTCTTGTAGATAACATGCTACAAGAACAAAACAGAGCAAGATTCATTGATAGGACTGCGCCGCTTCAGGTCCTCGATGGATTCGTCGGCAAGCTTGCTGTTGCCGGGCCGCTCATGGAGCGCCACCGTGCGGCTTCCTTGGCTGTCATTGCATCCCAGAGGGACAACGCCAGAGCATTCACACCCGGCTTGTACAAGAAGGGCGTAGCTGCGTACAAGGGAAGTAGTGTCCTTGACGGCTCGTTTGGAATCGACGAGGGGAGGGTAGACGACAGGCTAAAAGAGTATCAGGACAACAACGATGTCGTGTTCAAGACAAACGGTGTTGTGCCCGGCTTCTACACTCTTGCAACACTGGTCAATTCTGCCGCAGACCAGAAGATGGCGTACCTGTATGGTGCCGCAAAGCGCATTAAGTCCCTCAGTGATCGCACCAACCAACTCGAATCTTTCCTGTTAAGCCAGCAGGCAGCGGGAATTTCTTTTGATGCCCTGCGCCCGCTTGAGCGAGAACTAAAAAGATCCAAGGACGCATTGATCGCAGCCCAGACTGTCAGGCTGGTCGATGAAGATGGCAATGTTACAGACACAAACTTCGGCAGTGACCAGTTTGTGGATGAAACTATTCGTGCTGTGGAAGAGGGGACGGGCAACGGAGAGGCCCGTATCAGGGAGTTCTGGGCCATCTATCAGGCGATCAATAGGTCGAACATTGCTCTGGCAAGAGACGTTGGTCTCATTGATCAGGCAGAGCATGATGTTCTGGTGACGCTTGATTACGTACCATTTTTTGACGGATCAAAGGATGTTACGAAATTCGACCCAGATGCCAACCCGATTGACTTCATAACAAATGCAAGGACCATGTCTGACATGACGGTCCTTGATAAGAATCTTCGCGGCGGTGCTCAGGTAAACCCTCACAAGCTTTTGGCAAACCTGAATTTAAACACCCAAAATATTTTGTATCATGCCATGCAAAATGTTTTGGCGACCAGAGCCGCAAACGATCTAGTCTCCCTTGGGCTTGCGGCAGAAGCACAGGCACTGCCGAGGAGTCTGGATGAAAACCAATACCTTGTGTTCAGGGAGAATGGCGAAAGAAAGATTGTAAAGCTCTCAGACGCAGGAACGGGACACGACCTGACACCTATTGTTCAGGCAATCATGACCGCCCAGACAAACCCTGCTAAGGATTTGCAGGGCTTGTTTGGTGGGTTCTTGCCAAAGGGATACGAAAAAGCAGCAGAGCGCATGGTAAAGCTGACGTATGGTACGTCCAATGTGCTTCGGGAATCCGTCACAAGGATGCCAGCTTTCCCGATCCGCAACCTGTTCCGCGATGCGCTGAGTGCGTCGAATACTTTAGGCGATCCGTCGATTTTCTTTAATGCCATACGACTTGCGGTTGACGGGACCACACGTAGCAGGGCGGAAAGCCTTGGTCTGGCACCCCCAATCGACATGGTTACATCCAATCCTGCGTTCTACGGAGGAAAGGATGTTACCAAGGGGCGTAAGACTATTGCAGAAATGGGTCTTACTGGGGCCAAAGTTCTCAATCCAATCAATGCTGTAAAGATTGCTTGGAATACACTAGGAAGAATCACGGACAACGCTGAAGCTGCTACTCGTATTGCGGTATATGAGCATGGAATGGCGAAGACCGGGGATCATGTCGCCTCCACAGAAGCCGCTATTGATGTACTGAACTATGGTAAAAGAGGAAACAATTCGCTGTCACGTTTGTTTTTATCGACGATCCCATTTGCAAGCGGACGACTGCAAGGGTTGGACGTATTCTGGCGGGCTACCAGCCCACTGCTTGGCCGCGCTGGCCGAGTACTCCCGCTTGCTACAGGAGAAACGGGAATCAGAAGACCGGGAATGCAGCGTTACGGAGTAACGGAATCAGAGTACGATGCAAAGCCATTCTTTGAAAAGCAGAAACAAGCATACTTGTTTGGCTTAATGACGATTGCTGGCTTGAGCGGCATGATTGAACTGTTCCTGCGTTTCAATGATGAGGATGACGAGTACGCCAATACTGATCCTAGGTTGCGCCGGGAAAATTATTTAATCCCGTGGTCGAAGCACGTCTGGCTGCGCATCCCAGTTCCGTTTGAAGTTGGATTGATCACCAAGACAATCCCACAAACAATTGCCGAAAGTATTTTTCTTGAGCAGTACGACGCCGTCGATGCGATGAGGGATGTTGCTGGGTCCACTCAGAGAGCACTGAATCTGGGCGCTCCACAGATCATGTCGCCTTTCTTTGATCTATGGCTCAACAAGGATTCTTTTTACGGCGGGGATATTATCCCAGACCTGCAAAAGCAGTTGTCCCCTAGGTACCAGTACACTTCTTCGACCAGTGACCTAGCAAGAATAGTGGCCGCTGCCGCAGAAAAAACTGGTCTTGGTGCGGCAATGTCTGCAATCACTCCCGGTGACTATAGCTGGTCGTCCCCACTGGTGGTTGAATACATCCTCACAAAGTACCTAGGCACAACTGGTTTGTATGGCATCACTATGGCGGACGCCCTTATCCGAAGCGATGTAATGCCGTTTGTGCCGTTCATCGACCCCCGCTCTCCAGTTGGGAGCCGGGCAGATTTCAACGCACCAGAGTCTCTGTTGGGTGGAGATGGGATCACAAGACTACCAGTTCTATCTGGCCTGCTGACAGATCCCCGCTCTCGTCAGGGAGTCTTAAACGAATTCTATGATCTCCAGAGTAGTCTTGAGTCTGCCGTCCGAGATTATGGCAACGCTCTCAAGGAGGCGTCGAATGACGACAAGACCGTCGCCAATGCCATTAATTCTATCGACGAGAACAGGGAATTAATGATGTGGCGTGGTGGGATTAACGCCCTGTACGCAGAGATTACGAGGATTAACGATGCTATGCAGGACATTATTACCAGCGACTACTTCACCGAGGAAGAGAAGCGCGCGGCGTACAACGAGTTCAGGGACAGACGCGCAAGGGTAGCCGCCCAAGCCACCTCTATTATCGGAAACATTAAAACCCAGCAATCATTATGGGATCGCCTACAGAACAAATGAGGACTTGGTTCATCCGAAGAGAAATCAAAGAGGGTGACTCTGTTTGGGGTCGTATGTACGATGACACTGGCATGACCATGTGGTGCATTGAGAATGCGGAAAAAATATTTCCCGCCGGAGATTACGAATGCGTGCGAGACTGGTACCACAGGGGGGATTACGAAACCTTTGAGATCATTGTGCCCGGTCGGGATAGGATTCTGGTCCATGGTGCCAACTACGCAGATCAGCTTGAGGGGTGTGTCGCTCCCGGTAAATCCCGCGGTCGCACCGAAGCCGGAAAGCTTGCTGTATGGAATTCCAAGAAGGCCCACAAAGATTATATGGAATCACTTAAGGGCGTGGATAAGCACAGGCTTATTGTGATGGACTCCATCCCCAAGGAAGGCGAAGCAAATGAGTAGGATCATGGAGATCTTCAAGGACAACAACGACTGGAACGAGAAGACCATCATTGGCGGGATGAGTTTCGCCATCATGGTCCTGACTGCCATTGTCGATGTTGCTACGGGCGTCTTTGGCTTTGAGCTTGAGGTTCAGGAGTTCATCTACAACAGCTTCCTGATTATCACGCTCGGATCTTTTTCTATCAGCGGTATTGAGAAGTGGGCACCGTCTAAGAAGTCTGAGTAGGGGTCGCTAACCTTGGGGGAGTGTAATGGCGAACATCCTTGCGGATGCAGAAGATGTAACGTCGGGAGCAAGAAGGGAGCATTACGGAAAGCCGGAGGACAACCACGACTGCACTGCCCAGATGATGATTGCGTATCTGGAACGTGCTTACGGTGTGACTGTCCCACTGACTGCGGTGGATGTGTGCTACTTCAACATCCTTCAGAAGATCAGCAGGCTTGCAAATACATACCATCGTGACGGGCTTGTAGACATTGCAGGGTATGCCCGCAATGTAGAAATGATCGTGAGCAAGCCATCGTAAACCCAAATATCAAAATGGCACACAATTTACATTATTGCCCTAGGTGCTCGTCTTCGGTTGAGCGCATGGACAAGTATTGCTGGATGTGTAAGTGGCATCTGGAGGACCCGTTGGTGTTTTGCCCGCAGTGTGGTGGCGATGTAGATGATGATGAGTGCGAACTGTGTGGTTTTTTTGTCCCCCATCCCCCAAAGAAACGTGGAAAATAATACAGAGCACCTAGTCGTTTTTTTTGGAGACACTCACTGTGGCTCCACTGTCGGCCTGTGTCCAGAAAACGGACTAGAGCTTGACGACGGCGGCTGGTACATGCCAAACAAGTCTCAGGTTTGGCTATGGCACAATTGGCTGAGTGCTTGGGATCAGGTAAAGGGAAAGATCGGGCGCAATACCAAGTTGCATCTGGTCGTGAACGGTGATGCTATTGATGGTGACCACCATCGCACATCGCAGATTGCAAGTAGGCTGACAGGAATCCACATAGCGTGCTTTCTGGAATCCATGTCCGTGCCACTGTCCCTTAGGCCAGACTCAATCCACATTATCCGTGGCACAGCGGCACACGTAGGAGAGGCTGGGAATACCGAAGAAGGTATTGCTAGGGCACTACTGTCTCAGGGATGGCCGGTGATTGGCGATCCAGACACTGGCCAGCTTTCTTCTTACTGGCGCAAATTATCAGTGGGAGATGTCAGGTTTGACATAAAGCACCATGGCCGCATGGGGCGGAGGGCTCACACAAAGGGCCCACAGATGCGGTGGTACGCTCAGGACATCTGCTTCAACTACTTAATGGACGAGCAGGACCCGCCTGACGTTGCCATTAGAAGCCACTACCACCAGTACGCTGACAGCGGGAAGATCCACAAGATCAGGACAAGGGCGATTGCCCTACCCGCTTGGCAGTTAGCGACCGAGTATGTCCACAGGGTTGCCGAAAGCATGGCAGACATTGGCCTTGTTTGTATTTCTATCAAAGACAAGAAATATTCTGTAGACCCAATCCTGTTCCTGCCCGAGAGACCCCAAGAGGTTGTATTGGAATGAGCATCACGGAAGCTGAGATCATAGAGCAAATCAGAAGCTCTATGGTTGACATGAACTACGAGCTTTGCACAGAAGCGGCCATGACATCGACCGAGATCGGCAAGGCCCTTGGTCTCAGCGATAAGGCAATCCGAAGGCACCTCAAGACGCTGATACGGTCCGGCAAAATGAAAGTCGTGAAGACCGTCAGGGTGAACATGGTCGGGGTCCCATCGACGGTTCCAGCTTACAAGCTTCAGGAATAATAATAACAATGAAAAATATTTTTTGGGCCACTGCGCTCGCAGCC